AGTGAAATACCTCCCTTTTGTGGTTTTGTCTGTTTGTCGACTTTTTGTGTTGGTGGTGAGTGTTGTGCAGCCTGAGCTTCCTGATAGTCGTGAGTGGTGTGGGGAGACGCGTCGTTGGTGGCGTGTGTGGGGTGAGGATAGCCGCGCGCAGTACGTGTCTGATGAGGAGTGGCTGTTTCTCATGGATGCTGCGGTGATTCATGATGTGGTGTGGCGTGAGGGTCGCGCGGATTTGGTGGCTTCGCTTCGTGCTCATGTGAAGGCTTTTATGGGCATGTTGGATCGTTATTCGGTTGATGTGGCGTCTGGTGGCCGTGGTGGGGGTTCTGCGGTGGCGATGATTGACCGGTATAGGAAGCGCAAGGGGGCCTGATTAGGTGTCTGGTGTTGTTGGGTCTCAGGTTCCTCGTCACCGTGTGGCTGCGGCGTATTCGGTGTCTGCCGGTAATGATGCTGGTGAGCTTGGTCGGGCTTACGGGTTGACGCCTGATCCATGGCAGCAGCAGGTGTTGGATGATTGGCTTGCTGTCGGTGGTAATGGCAGGCTTGCTTCCGGTGTGTGTGGGGTGTTTGTGCCTCGCCAGAATGGCAAGAATGCTATTTTGGAGATTGTGGAGTTGTTTAAGGCGACTATTCAGGGTCGCCGTATTTTGCATACGGCTCACGAGTTGAAGTCGGCTCGTAAGGCGTTTATGCGGTTGAGGTCGTTTTTTGAGAATGAGCGGCAGTTTCCTGACTTGTATCGTATGGTGAAGTCGATTCGGGCGACGAATGGTCAGGAGGCTATTGTGTTGCATCATCCGGATTGTGCCACGTTTGAGCGTAAGTGTGGTTGTCCGGGTTGGGGTTCGGTTGAGTTTGTGGCCCGTTCTCGGGGTTCTGCTCGCGGTTTTACGGTTGATGATTTGGTGTGTGATGAGGCTCAGGAGTTGTCGGATGAGCAGTTGGAAGCGTTGCTTCCTACGGTAAGTGCTGCCCCGTCTGGTGATCCGCAGCAGATTTTCCTTGGCACGCCGCCTGGCCCGTTGGCGGATGGTTCTGTTGTGTTGCGTTTGCGTGGGCAGGCTTTGTCGGGTGGTAAAAGGTTTGCGTGGACGGAGTTTTCGATTCCTGACGAGTCTGATCCGGATGATGTGTCGCGGCAGTGGCGGAAGTTGGCGGGTGACACTAATCCGGCGTTGGGTCGTCGTCTGAATTTTGGGACCGTAAGCGATGAGCATGAGTCGATGTCTGCTGCCGGTTTTGCTCGGGAGCGGCTTGGCTGGTGGGATCGTGGCCAGTCTGCTGCGTCTGTGGTTCCTGCTGATAAGTGGGCTCAGTCTGCGGTGGATGAGGCGAGTCTGGTTGGCGGGAAAGTGTTTGGTGTCTCGTTTTCTCGTTCTGGGGATCGGGTTGCTTTGGCGGGTGCCGGCCGGACTGATGCTGGTGTGCATGTTGAGGTTATTGATGGGCTGTCGGGAACGATTGTGGATGGTGTGGGCCGGTTGGCTGACTGGTTGGCGGTTCGCTGGGGTGACACTGACCGGATTATGGTTGCCGGGTCTGGTGCGGTGTTGTTGCAGAAGGCGTTGACGGATCGTGGTGTTCCGGGCCGTGGCGTGGTGGTTGCCGATACTGGGGTGTATGTGGAGGCTTGTCAGGCGTTTTTGGAGGGTGTTCGGTCGGGTGTTGTGTCTCATCCTCACGCTGATTCTCGTCGTGACATGTTGGATATTGCTGTGAGGTCGGCTGTGCAGAAGCGTAAGGGGTCTGCGTGGGGTTGGGGTTCCTCGTTTAAGGATGGTTCTGAGGTTCCTTTGGAGGCTGTGTCGTTGGCGTATCTTGGTGCGAAGATGGCGAAAGCGAAGCGGCGTGAACGGTCTGGTAGGAAGCGGGTGTCTGTGGTATGAACTCGGATGAGTTGGCTCTGATTGAGGGCATGTACGATCGTATCCAGAGGTTGTCTTCGTGGCATTGTCGCATTGAGGGCTACTATGAGGGCTCTAATCGGGTGCGTGACCTTGGGGTGGCTATTCCTCCGGAGTTGCACCGTGTGCAGACTGTGGTGTCGTGGCCTGGTATAGCTGTGGATGCTTTGGAGGAGCGTCTGGATTGGCTTGGCTGGACTAATGGTGACGGCTACGGCCTTGATGGTGTGTATGCTGCGAATCGGCTTGCTACGGCGTCGTGTGATGTCCACCTTGATGCACTAATTTTTGGGTTGTCGTTTGTTGCGATCATTCCTCATGGTGATGGTACGGTGTCGGTGCGTCCGCAGTCACCAAAGAATTGTACGGGCAAGTTTTCGGCTGACGGGTCTCGTCTGGATGCGGGTTTGGTGGTTCAGCAGACGTGTGATCCTGAGGTGGTTGAGGCTGAGCTTTTGCTTTCTGATGTGATTGTTCAGGTGGAGCGGCGGGGTTCGCGTGAATGGGTTGAGGTGGATCGTATACCGAATGTGTTGGGTGCTGTTCCGTTGGTGCCTGTTGTGAATCGTCGCCGTACGTCTAGGATTGATGGCCGTTCGGAGATTACGAGGTCTATTAGGGCTTACACGGATGAGGCTGTTCGCACGCTGCTTGGGCAGTCTGTGAATCGTGACTTCTATGCCTACCCTCAACGGTGGGTGACTGGTGTGTCGGCTGACGAGTTTTCGCAGCCTGGCTGGGTCCTGTCGATGGCTTCTGTGTGGGCTGTGGATAAGGATGATGATGGTGACACTCCGAATGTGGGGTCGTTTCCTGTCAATAGTCCTACACCGTATTCGGATCAAATGAGACTGTTGGCGCAATTGACTGCGGGTGAGGCGGCTGTTCCGGAACGCTATTTCGGGTTTATCACGTCTAACCCACCTAGTGGGGAGGCTTTGGCTGCCGAGGAATCTCGGCTTGTGAAGCGTGCTGAGCGGCGTCAAACGTCGTTTGGTCAGGGTTGGCTGTCGGTTGGTTTCCTGGCTGCCAAAGCGTTGGATTCTCGTGTTGATGAGGCCGATTTTTTTGGTGATGTTGGTTTGCGTTGGCGTGATGCGTCAACGCCTACCCGGGCGGCTACGGCTGATGCTGTGACGAAGCTTGTTGGTGCCGGTATTTTGCCTGCGGATTCTCGGACGGTGTTGGAGATGTTGGGTTTGGATGATGTGCAGGTTGAGGCTGTGATGCGTCATCGTGCTGAGTCGTCTGACCCGTTGGCGGCACTGGCTGGGGCTATATCGCGTCAAACTAACGAGGTATGATAGGCGATGGCTTCGGGGGTTGAGGCGAGGCTTGCTGCCACCGAGTATCAGCGTGAGGCGATCAGGTTTGCTGGGAAGTACGCTGGCTATTATTCTGAGCTTGGTCGTTTGTGGCGTGCCGGGAAGATGACTGACACGCAGTATGTTCGTTTGTGTGTCGAGTTGGAGCGTGCCGGCCATGATGGTTCAGCATCGATGGCAGCCAGATTCGTGTCAGATTTTCGCCGGTTGAATGGTGTGGATCCGGGTTTGATTGTGTATGACGAGTTTGATGCTGCTGCGGCTTTGGCTAGGTCGTTTTCGACTATGAAGATTATGAATAGTGACCAGGATAGGGCGAATGACACTATTGATGCGATGGCTGCGGGTTTTGATCGGGCTGTCATGAATGCTGGTCGTGACACGGTTGAGTGGTCTGCTGGTGCGCAGGGTAGGTCGTGGCGTCGGGTGACTGATGGTGATCCGTGTGCTTTTTGTGCCATGTTGGCTACGAGGTCGGATTATACGACTAAGGAAAGGGCACTTACTACTGGTCATACTCGGCGTCATAAGCGTGGTGGTAAGCGTCCGTTTGGTTCGAAGTATCATGATCATTGTGGTTGTACGGTGGTTGAGGTTATTGGCTCTTGGGAACCAAATAGGGCTGATGCCGAGTATCAGAGGACGTATGAGAAGGCCTGTGAGTGGGTTGATGATCATGGGTTGCAGCAATCGCCTGGCAATATTTTGAAGGCTATGCGTACTGTTGGCGACATGAGATGATCGATGGTTTCCGGTTGTGCGCCGCCGGTTATCGGTGCACAGTGTTGTCTCCCGCACGGGGGTCAATAATGTTGTGTTGTTTTCCGCAAGGAGTGTAGGGTTAGGCTATGGCCGATCAGAGTGTTGAGGAACAGAATGTTGACAATGATGTTGTGGAGTCCGGAAAGGATAACGGCATTGTTGATACAGTAAAAGACGATGGCGGGCAGGAGGTAGCCGACAATCAGTTGAAGAATGAAGGCGAGGGTAAATCGTCGGGGACTGATTGGAAGGCGGAGGCCCGTAAGTGGGAGTCTCGTGCTAAAAGTAATTTCGCCGAGTTGGAGAAGCTTCGTACATCGAGTGACGATTCTGGATCTACTATTGATGAGCTTCGCCGCAAGAATGAGGAACTCGAAGACAGGATCAACGGGTTTGTTCTTGAGGGTGTGAAGCGCGAGGTGGCTTCAGAGTATGGTTTGTCCAGTGATGCGATCGCTTTCTTGTCGGGTGGCGATAAGGAGTCGCTTGCCGAGTCTGCGAAAGCTTTGAAGGGTTTGATCGACCATAGTAGTGGTGGCGCGGGTGTGCGCCGTCTTGCGGGGAGTGCCCCCGTTGATGATGTTAAACGACGTGAGGGTGTCGCGTTTGTGGATGCTCTTGTCAATAATTCTAGGAGATGATTTGTGATGGCTGACGATTTTCTTTCTACAGGGAAGCTTGAGCTTCCTGGTTCTATGATTGGTGCGGTTCGTGACCGTGCTATCGATTCTGGTGTTTTGGCGAAGCTGTCGCCGGAGCAGCCGACTATTTTTGGCCCTGTTAAGGGTGCCGTGTTTAGTGGTGTTCCTCGCGCTAAGATTGTTGGTGAGGGCGAGGTTAAGCCTTCCGCGTCTGTTGATGTTTCGGCGTTTACTGCGCAGCCTATCAAGGTTGTGACTCAGCAGCGTGTCTCGGACGAGTTTATGTGGGCTGACGTCGACTACCGTCTGGGTGTTTTGCAGGATCTGATTTCCCCGGCTCTTGGTGCTTCGATTGGTCGCGCCGTGGATCTGATTGCTTTCCATGGTATTGATCCGGCTACGGGTAAGCCTGCTGCCGCTGTGCATACTTCGCTGGATAAGACGAAGCATATTGTTGATGCCACGGATTCTGCTACGACCGATCTTGTCAAGGCTGTCGGTCTTATCGCTGGTGCCGGTTTGCAGGTTCCTAACGGTGTTGCTTTGGATCCGGCGTTCTCGTTTGCCCTGTCTACTGAGGTGTATCCGAAGGGGTCTCCGCTTGCCGGGCAGCCTATGTATCCTGCCGCCGGGTTTGCCGGTTTGGATAATTGGCGTGGGCTGAATGTTGGTGCTTCTTCGACTGTTTCTGGCGCCCCGGAGATGTCGCCTGCCTCTGGTGTTAAGGCTATTGTGGGTGATTTCTCTCGTGTTCATTGGGGTTTCCAGCGTAACTTCCCGATCGAGCTTATCGAGTATGGTGACCCGGATCAGACTGGGCGTGACCTGAAGGGCCATAATGAGGTTATGGTTCGTGCCGAGGCTGTGCTGTATGTGGCTATCGAGTCGCTTGATTCGTTTGCTGTTGTGAAGGAGAAGGCTGCCCCGAAGCCTAATCCGCCGGCCGAGAACTGATTTATTGTTGCGGTGATGTGTCAATGTGCAGGGGGTGGTGTTGATGGGTATCATTTTGAAGCCTGAGGATATTGAGCCTTTCGCCGATATTCCTAGAGAGAAGCTTGAGGCGATGATTGCCGATGTGGAGGCTGTGGCTGTCAGTGTCGCCCCCTGTATCGCTAAACCGGATTTCAAATACAAGGATGCCGCTAAGGCTATTCTGCGCAGGGCTTTGTTGCGCTGGAATGATACTGGCGTGTCGGGTCAGGTGCAGTATGAGTCTGCGGGTCCTTTCGCTCAGACTACACGGTCTAATACTCCCACGAATTTGTTGTGGCCTTCTGAGATTGCCGCGTTGAAGAAGCTGTGTGAGGGTGATGGTGGGGCTGGTAAAGCGTTCACTATTACACCGACCATGAGGAGTAGTGTGAATCATTCTGAGGTGTGTTCCACTGTGTGGGGTGAGGGTTGCTCGTGCGGGTCGAATATTAACGGCTACGCTGGCCCTTTGTGGGAGATATGATATGACCAGTTTTCCTTATGGTGAAACGGTTGTGATGCTTCAACCGACTGTTCGTGTCGATGATCTTGGCGACAAGGTGGAAGACTGGTCTAAGCCTGTCGAAACCGTGTTCCATAACGTGGCAATCTATGCTTCCGTGTCGCAGGAGGATGAGGCCGCGGGGCGTGACTCTGATTATGAGCATTGGTCGATGCTTTTCAAGCAGCCTGTTGTGGGCGCTGATTATCGTTGCCGGTGGCGTATTCGGGGTGTTGTGTGGGAGGCTGACGGGTCTCCTATGGTGTGGCATCACCCCATGTCCGGTTGGGATGCTGGTACGCAGGTTAATGTGAAGCGTAAGAAGGGCTGATGGAATGTGGCTCAGGATGTGAATGTGAAGCTGAACTTGCCGGGTATTCGTGAGGTGTTGAAGTCTTCTGGGGTGCAGGCCATGTTGGCTGAGCGTGGCGAGCGTGTCAAGCGTGCGGCCTCGGCGAATGTGGGCGGTAACGCTTTCGATAAGGCCCAATACCGTAATGGTTTGTCGTCGGAGGTGCAGGTTCACCGTGTTGAGGCTGTGGCTCGTATCGGCACCACCTATAAGGGTGGGAAGCGTATTGAGGCGAAGCATGGCACGCTGGCTAGGTCGATTGGGGCTGCGTCGTGATCATCTACGGTGACCCCAGGAAGTGGGCTAAACGTGTGCTCAAGGATGATGGCTGGCTGTCTGATATACCATGTGTGGGGACAGTGCCCGATGATTTTACGGGTGACCTGATTTGGTTGGCTCTGGATGGTGGCCCACAGTTGCATGTTCGCGAGCAGGTTTTTTTGCGCGTGAACGTGTTTTCTGATACGCCGGATCGTGCTATGTCGCTAGCCAGTCGTGTTGAGGCTGTCCTTGCTGATGGTGTGGACGGTGACCCTGTGGTGTACTGTAAACGGTCTACTGGTCCTGATTTGCTGGTTGATGGTGCACGTTTTGATGTGTATTCGCTGTTCGAGCTGATATGTAGGCCTGTCGAATCTGAGTAAACGTATTTGTTTTTGTTTTAATGTAATTGTTTGATATTTAATGGGGGTTATGATGGCTGCAACACGTAAAGCGTCTAATGTTCGCTCTGCTGTTACGGGTGACGTCTATATTGGTAAAGCTCATGCCGGTGACACTATTGATGGTGTGAAGACGGTTCCTGATGGGCTTACAGCTTTGGGGTATCTGTCGGATGACGGGTTTAAGATTAAGCCTGAGCGTAAAACGGATGATTTGAAGGCTTGGCAGAATGCGGATGTTGTTCGCACTGTGGCCACGGAGTCGTCTATCGAGATTTCTTTCCAGCTGATCGAATCCAAGAAAGAGGTTATCGAACTGTTTTGGCAGTCGAAGGTTACTGCCGGAGCCGATTCGGGTTCGTTCGATATTTCTCCTGGCGCCACCACTGGCGTGCACGCCCTGTTGATGGATATTATTGATGGCGATCAGGTTATTCGCTACTATTTCCCTGAGGTTGAGTTGATCGATCGTGACGAGATCAAGGGTAAGAATGGCGAAGTGTACGGGTATGGTGTGACGTTGAAGGCGTATCCTGCCCAGATTAATAAGAAGGGTGACGCGGTGTCGGGTCGGGGGTGGATGACGGCTTTAAAAGCTGATACTCCTCCGACTCCTCCTCCTTCGCCGAAGCCTAAGCCTGAGCCGGATCCGAATCCGCCGTCTGAGAACTGATACACGATTTTAGGGGATTGTTGATAGATGAGTGACACTGGTTACACGTTGAAGATTGGTGACCGTAGCTGGGTGTTGGCGGATGCGGAGGAGACGGCTCAGGCTGTTCCTGCCCGCGTGTTTCGTCGTGCAGCCAGGATTGCCCAGTCGGGGGAGTCTGCGGATTTCGCCCAGGTTGAGGTGATGTTTTCTATGTTGAAGGCTGCCGCCCCGGCTGACGCGGTGGAGGCTTTGGAGGGGCTTCCTATGGTTCGTGTTGCCGAGATTTTCCGTGAGTGGATGGAATATAAGCCTGACGGTAAGGGTGCCTCGCTGGGGGAATAGTTTGGCTCCACGGCCTGATTGATGATTATCGTGGGGCCATCGAATACGATTTCCGCACCAAGTTTGGTGTTTCTGTTTATAGTGTTGGTGGCCCGCAGATGTGTTGGGGTGAGGCTGTCCGGCTGGCTGGCGTGTTGTGTACCGATACGTCTAGCCAGTTGGCGGCCCACCTGAATGGTTGGCAGCGCCCGTTTGAGTGGTGCGAGTGGGCTGTACTGGACATGCTGGATCATTACAGGTCTGCTAATAGTGAGGGGCAGCCGGAGCCTGTGGCGAGGCCTACGGATGAGCGTAGGGCCCGGTTTACGTCTGGGCAGGTGGACGATGATTTGGCGCGTGTTCGTGCCGGTGGCGGGGTGTCTCGCGAGATTAAAATTTTGGGGTGAAAGGTATATGTCTGGTGAAATTGCTTCCGCATATGTGTCGTTGTATACGAAGATTCCCGGTTTGAAGGCGAATGTTGGTAAACAGCTTTCCGGGGTTATGCCTGCTGAGGGTCAGCGTTCGGGTAGTCCTTTTGCTAAGGGCATGAAGTTGGCGCTTGGTGGTGCCGCAATGGTGGGTGCCATCAATGTTGCTAAGAAGGGTCTCAAGTCTATCTATGATGTGACTATTGGTGGCGGTATTGCTAGGGCGATGGCTATTGATGAGGCTCAGGCTAAACTGACTGGTTTGGGTCATACGTCGTCTGACACGTCTTCGATTATGAATTCGGCTATTGAGGCTGTTACTGGTACGTCGTATGCGTTGGGTGATGCGGCTTCTACTGCGGCGGCGTTGTCTGCTTCTGGTGTGAAGTCTGGCGGGCAGATGACGGATGTGTTGAAGACTGTCGCGGATGTGTCTTATATTTCGGGTAAGTCGTTTCAGGATACGGGCGCTATTTTTACGTCTGTTATGGCTCGCGGTAAGTTGCAGGGCGATGACATGTTGCAGCTTACGATGGCGGGTGTTCCTGTGCTGTCTTTGCTTGCCAGGCAGACGGGTAAAACCTCGGCTGAGGTGTCGCAGATGGTGTCGAAGGGGCAGATTGATTTTGCCACGTTTGCGGCTGCGATGAAGCTTGGCATGGGTGGTGCTGCGCAGGCGTCTGGTAAGACGTTTGAGGGCGCTATGAAGAATGTTAAGGGCGCCCTGGGTTATTTGGGTGCCACGGCTATGGCGCCGTTTCTTAACGGGTTGCGGCAGATTTTTGTTGCGTTGAATCCGGTTATCAAGTCTATCACGGATTCTGTGAAGCCGATGTTTGCTGCCGTCGATGCTGGTATTCAGCGTATGATGCCGTCTATTTTGGCGTGGATTAACCGTATGCCGGCTATGATCACTCGAATGAATGCACAGATGCGCGCCAAGGTTGAGCAGTTGAAGGGCGTTTTTGCAAGGTTGCATTTGCCTGTTCCTAAGGTGAATTTGGGTGCCATGTTTGCTGGCGGCACCGCAGTGTTTGGTATTGTTGCTGCGGGTGTGGGGAAGCTTGTTGCAGGGTTTGCCCCGTTGGCGGTGTCGTTGAAGAATCTGTTGCCGTCGTTTGGTGCTTTGAAGGGTGCCGCTGGGGGGCTTGGCGGGGTGTTTCGCGCCTTGGGTGGCCCTGTTGGTATTGTGATCGGCTTGTTTGCTGCCATGTTTGCTACGAACGCCCAGTTCCGTGCCGCTGTTATGCAGCTTGTGGGGGTTGTTGGCCGGGCTTTGGGGCAGATTATGGTCGCTATTCAGCCACTGTTCGGGATTGTTGCTGGCGTGGTTGCCAGGTTGGCGCCAGTGTTCGGCCAGATTATCGGTATGGTTGCTGGTTTGGCTGCCCAGCTGGTGCCTGTTATTGGTATGCTTATTGCCCGGCTGGTTCCTGTTATCACCCAGATTATTGGTATGGTAACCCAGGTTGCTGCCATGTTGCTGCCTATGCTGATGCCGGTTATTCAGGCTGTTGTTGCTGTGATACGGCAGGTTATTGGTGTGATCATGCAATTGGTGCCTGTGTTGATGCCGGTTGTGCAGCAGATTTTGGGTGCTGTCATGTCTGTTTTGCCGCCGATTGTTGGTTTGATACGGTCGCTGATACCGGTGATCATGTCTGTTATGCGTGTGGTGGTGCAGGTTGTTGGTGCCGTGCTACAGGTGGTGGCCCGTATTATTCCGGTTGTTATGCCGATTTATGTTTCGGTGATTGGATTCATTGCCAAGATTTATGCTGCGGTTATCGTTTTTGAGGCTAAGGTTATTGGCGCTATTCTTCGTACTATTACGTGGATTGTGAATCATTTAGTGTCTGGCGTGAGGTCTATGGGCACGGCCATCCAGAATGGCTGGAATCATATCAAATCGTTTACGTCTGCGTTTATTAACGGTTTCAAGTCGGTCATTTCTGGCGGCGTGAACGCTGTTGTGGGGTTTTTTACCCGGCTTGGTTTGTCGGTTGCTTCTCATGTGAGGTCTGGTTTTAACGCGGCTCGTGGTGCTGTTTCTTCTGCGATGAATGCTATTCGGAGTGTTGTGTCTTCGGTGGCGTCTGCTGTTGGCGGGTTTTTCAGTTCGATGGCGTCTAGGGTTCGTAGTGGTGTTGTGCGCGGGTTTAATGGGGCCAGGAATGCGGCATCTTCCGCTATGCATGCTATGGGGTCCGCTGTGTCTAGCGGCGTGCATAGTGTGCTAGGGTTTTTCCGGAATCTGCCTGGCAATATTCGGCATGCTCTCGGTAATATGGGGTCTTTGTTGGTGTCTGCTGGCCGTGATGTGGTGGCCGGTTTGGGTAACGGTATTAAGAATGCTTTGAGTGGCCTGTTGGATACGGTGCGTAATATGGGTTCTCAGGTTGCTAATGCTGCGAAGTCGGTGTTGGGTATTCATTCCCCGTCGAGGGTGTTTCGTGACGAGGTTGGCCGTCAGGTTGTTGCCGGTTTGGCTGAGGGTATTACTGGTAATGCGGGTTTGGCGTTGGATGCGATGTCTGGTGTGGCTGGGCGGCTGCCTGATGTGGTGGATGCCCGGTTTGGTGTGCGATCGTCTGTGGGCTCGTTTACCCCGTACGACCGGTATCGGCGTGCGAATGAGAAGAGTGTTGTGGTGAATGTTAACGGGCCCACGTATGGTGATCCTAACGAGTTTGCGAAGCGGATTGAGCGTCAGCAGCGTGACGCTTTGAATGCTTTGGCTTACGTGTGATAGGGGGTGTGGTTCATGTTTCTTCCTGACCCGTCTGATCGTTCTGGTTTGACTGTTACCTGGTCTATGGATCCGCTGTTTGGCGATGAGCGTGTGCTTCATTTGACGGATTATACGGGGTCGTCTCCGGTGATGTTGTTGAATGATTCGTTGCGCGGTTTGGGTGTTCCTGAGGTGGAGCATTTTTCTCAAACTCATGTTGGGGTGCATGGCTCGGAGTGGCGCGGGTTTAATGTGAAGCCTCGCGAGGTGACGCTGCCTGTCCTGGTGTCGGGTGTTGGTGTGGATCCTGTGGGCGGGTTTCGTGACGGTTTTTTGAAAGCCTATGACGCGTTGTGGTCTGCTTTTCCTCCCGGGGAGGAGGGTGAACTGTCGGTGAAGACTCCTGCCGGCCAAGAGCGTGTGCTGAAGTGCCGGTTTGATTCGGCTGATGACACGTTTACGGTGGATCCGGTGAACAGGGGTTATGCGCGTTATCTGTTGCATTTGACAGCTTATGACCCGTTTTGGTATGGGGATGAGCAGAAGTTTCGTTTCAGTAACGCGAAGTTGCAGGATTGGTTGGGTGGCGGCCCTGTCGGCAAGAAGGGTACAGCGTTTCCTGTGGTGTTGACGCCTGGTGTTGGTTCGGGTTGGGATAACTTGTCTAATAAGGGTGATGTGCCTGCGTGGCCTGTGATTCGTGTGGAGGGCCCCCTGGAGTCGTGGTCTGTGCAGATTGATGGTTTGCGTGTGTCTTCGGACTATCCTGTCGAGGAGTATGATTGGATCACTATTGATACGGATCCTCGTAAACAGTCTGCGTTGTTGAACGGGTTTGAGGATGTGATGGATCGTTTGAAGGAGTGGGAGTTTGCGCCTATTCCGCCTGGCGGTTCTAAGAGTGTGAATATTGAGATGGTTGGTTTGGGTGCTATTGTTGTGTCGGTGCAGTACAGGTTTTTGAGGGCTTGGTGAATAGTTGATGGCTGGTCTTGTTCCGCATGTAACATTGTTTACGCCTGATTATCGCCGTGTGGCGCCTATCAATTTTTTTGAGTCGTTGAAGTTGTCGTTGAAGTGGAATGGTTTGTCGACTCTGGAGTTGGTGGTGTCTGGTGATCATTCCAGGCTTGACGGGTTGACGAAGCCGGGTGCACGGCTGGTTGTTGATTATGGTGGTGGCCAGATTTTTTCTGGGCCTGTGCGTAAGGTTCATGGTGTGGGTCCGTGGCGTTCTTCGCGGGTGACTATCACGTGTGAGGATGATATTCGCCTATTGTGGCGTATGTTGATGTGGCCTGTGAATTATCGTCCTGGTATGGTTGGTATGGAGTGGCGTGCCGACAGGGATTATGCCCACTATTCGGGTGCGGCTGAGTCGGTTGCTAAGCAGGTGTTGGGGGATAATGCTTGGCGTTTTCCGCCTGGATATTTTATGTGCGATGATGAGAGTCGTGGCCGCTATATTAAGGATTTTCAGGCGCGGTTTCACGTGTTTGCCGATAAGTTGTTGCCGGTGTTGTCGTGGGCTCGGATGACTGTCACGGTGAACCAGTTTGAGAATGTGAAGCAGGATCAGCGTGGTTTGCTGTTTGATTGTGTACCGGCTGTGACCCGGAAGCATGTGTTGACTGCCGAGTCTGGTTCGATTGTGTCGTGGGAGTATGTGAGGGATGCCCCGAAGGCTACTTCGGTGGTGGTTGGTGGCCGCGGCGAGGGCCGGGACAGGCTGTTTTGTGAGGATGTTGATTCGGCGGCCGAGGATGACTGGTTTGATCGTGTCGAGGTGTTTAAGGATGCCCGTAACACGGATTCTGAACATGTGCATCTTATTGATGAGGCGGAGCAGGTGCTGCAGGAGTCTGGGGCCACGTCGGGGTTTAAGATCGAGTTGGCCGAGTCGGATGTGTTGCGGTTTGGGCCAGGCAATCTGATGCCCGGGGATTTGATCTATGTGGATGTGGGCTCGGGCTCTATCGCGGAGATTGTTCGGCAGATTGATGTGGAGTGTGATTCGCCTGGGGATGGTTGGACGAAAGTGACTCCGATAGCTGGGGATTATGAGGATAATCCGTCAGCATTGTTGGCTCGCCGTGTTGCCGGTTTGGCTGCGGGTGTGCGGGATTTGCAAAAATTCTAATTGTTAGGGGTTTGTTGTGGGTATTGTGTGCAAGGGTTTTGATGGTGTGTTGACCGAGTTTGATTGGGCTCAAATGTCTGGTTTGATGGGTAATATGCCGTCTGTGAAGGGTCCGGATGATTTTCGTGTGGGCACTACGATTCAGGGTTCCACGGTGTTGTGTGAGGTTTTGCCGGGGCAGGCTTGGGCTCACGGGGTGATGTGCACGTCGAATAGTGTTGAGACGGTGACGGGGCAGCTTCCGGGCCCTGGCGAGACCCGATACGACTATGTGGTGTTGTCTCGGGATTGGGAGCAGAACACAGCCAAGTTGGAGATTGTTTCTGGGGGGCGTGCGGAGCGTGCCAGGGATGTGTTGCGTGCCGAGCCTGGCGTGTTCCATCAGCAACTGTTGGCTACTTTGGTGGTGTCGTCTAACGGGTTGCAGCAGCAGCTTGATCGGCGTGCTATAGCGGCCCGTGTGGCGTTTGGGGAGTCTGCTGCGTGTGATCCTACCCCTGTGGAGGGGGACCGGGTGATGGTTCCTTCGGGGGCTGTGTGGGCTAACCATGCCGGCGAGTGGATGCTACTGTCTCCGAGGATTGAGACGGGTTCTAAGCAGATCCAGTTTGGCGGGTCTGCCGTGTATGCTTACACGATCCCGTTTGATCGCCAGTTCACTAGTGCGCCTGTCGTGGTGGCGTCTATGGCTACGGCGGCTGGGGGCACGGCACAGATCGATGTGAAAGCCTACAATGTTACTGCCAAGGATTTTCAGTTGGCGTTTATCACGAATGACGGGTCTAAGCCGAATGGTGTGCCTGCGGTGGCTAACTGGATTGCTGTCGGCGTGTGACTGTACAGGTGTTGTGGCGGATGGTGTGATGTTGGGGGGCTGTGGTGTCGTGGTTTACTCCTGCACTGGTGGCCTCTATCTGTACGGCGTTGGCCACGGTTTTGGGTTCTGTTCAGGCTGTCACATCCCGGTCTAGGAAGCGTTTACGCAGGCTGTCTGCGCAGGTGGATGCGATGGAAGAGTATACGTGGGGTGTGCGGCGCGAGGTTCGAAGGTTTAACGCCGGGCTTCCTGACGAGGTGGAGCCTATGCATCTTCCTGATTTGCCCGAGTTTTTGAAAGATACTGTTGATGGTGGTGGTGGGGTAGATTGAGGGAGTTGGAGGAGGAGAAGCGGCAGCGCCGCTCGTTGGAGAAGGCTTCCCTGATGACGTTGTTCCTGTCGCTTGTGCTGTTGGCGGTGGTTGCTGCGGGTGCTTTACGGTACGGGTCTGTGGCTTCCCAGCGGGATTCGGAGCAGGCGAGGGCCCAGTCTAATGGTACAGCCGCTAAAGGGTTGGCCAGCCGTGTGAAGCGGGTGTGTGCTTCGGGTGGGCAGGAGTCGGTGCGGCTTCACCAGTCTGGCTTGTGTGTGGATGCTCAGCGTGTTGAGCGGAGTGTGCAGGGTGTGCCGGGTCCTGCAGGTGCTGATGGCCGGGATGGTGTTAATGGTTCGGCTGGGCTGGTTGGCCCTGTTGGTCCGCAGGGTTCTCCTGGTTTGAATGGTGTGAAGGGTCCTGACGGGTTGCCTGGCGTTAACGGTTCGGATGGCCGTGATGGTGTTCCGGGTCGTGCAGGTGCTGACGGTGTGAACGGCGTTGACGGCCGGGATGGTGTTAATGGTTCGGCTGGTGAGCGCGGCGAACAGGGCCCTTCAGGTCCTGCCGGCCCCCAAGGCGAACGGGGTGAGCGCGGCCCCGCCGGTGCTAACGGATCCGATGGTAAAGATGGTAAAGATGGTAAAGATGGCCGTTCTGTGGTGTCTGTGTACTGTTCTGATGGCCTGCCAGGGTGTGAAACCGTCGCCTATAGTGACTATATCATCCCATAAATAAAAGAGGAAGGGTGTTACTGTGATTGTCATGTTTTGGGGTGGTGTGTGGTGAGGTTTATTCCTGCGGCGCATCATTCTTCCGGTTCGAATAGTCCGGTGAATAGGGTTGTGATTCACGCGACATGCCCGGATGTGGGGTTTCCGTCCGCGTCCCGTAAAGGGCGGGCGGTGTCCACGGCAAACTATTTCGCGTCCCCATCGGCGGGTGGTTCGGCGCATTATGTGTGTGATATTTCGGAGACTGTGCAGTGCTTGTCGGAGTCTACGATTGGGTGGCATGCCCCGCCGAATCCGCATAGTTTGGGTATAGAGATTTGCGCGGATGGGGGTTCGCATGCCTCGTTCCGGGTGCCAGGCCATGCTTACACGAGGGAGCAGTGGCTTGATCCGCGGGTGTGGCCCGCGGTTGAGAAGGCGGCTGTCCTGTGCCGGCGTTTGTGTGACAAATATAATGTTCCGAAGAGGAAACTGTCTGTGGCCGATTTGAAGGCCGGTAAACGGGGTGTGTGTGGCCATGTGGATGTGACGGATGCGTGGCATCAGTCGGATCATGACGATCCGGGGCCGTGGTTTCCGTGGGACAAGTTTATGGCCGTAGTCAACGGCAAAGATGAGAGTGGGGAGTTAACTGTGGCTGATGTGAAAGCCTTGCATGATCAGATTAAACAATTGTCTGCTCAGCTTAGTGGTTCGGTGAATAAGCTGCATCACGATGTTGGTGTGGTTCAGGTTCAGAATGGTGATTTGGGTAAACGTGTTGATGCCTTGTCGTGGGTGAAGAATCCTGTGACGGGGAAGCTGTGGCGCACCAAGGATGCCTTGTGGAGTGTCTGGTATTACGTGTTGGAATGTCGTAGCCGTCTTGACAGGCTCGAGTCTGCTGTCAACGATTTGAAAAAGTGATGGTGGTTTGTTGTGGGTAAACAGTTTTGGTTAGGTGTGCTGGAGCGGGCGGCTAAGACTTTTGTGCAAACGTTTGTTGCGGTGTTGGGGGTGACGGCGGGTGTCACCTATACGGCGGAGTCGTTTCGCGGTTTGCCGTGGGAGTCTGCCCTGATCACGGCTACGGTGGCTGCGGTGCTGTCGGTTGCTACATCGTTTGGTAGCCCAGCGTTTGTGGCCGGTAAACCTAAAACCACGCCTGTGGATGCGGGTTTGGTTCCACCGGATGATGGGGGCTTGGTTGAGCCGCACTCGGTGGATGTGTCGGATCCTGGCATGATCGAGCCTGCAGATGATGTGGATCTTGGTGTAGGCTATGAGCCTCGGCGTGCTGCCGAGTCGGAGGTTGGCACGGTAGAGTCTACTGTTGCATAAGTGAATATATGTGTGTGCCCCAGCGGTGCTGCCACGATCGTGTGGTGGTTGCCGCTGGGGCACTATTTTTGTATATTGCGGTGTGGCTATGATTCGTTGCTGTCGATGGTGTCTTCGAGCATCTGATACAGGTGGAGGCAGGTAGAGATCGTTTCGCTGGCCTGGTCGAGAACGTTCCGGCCGATAACGTTTTTGTGGTTGTCGCGGTGGCGGATGATAGACCACATGATCTCGTCGGCTGCCGCCTGCAATAGTTTTGCCTGATATGCGATCCCGGCGAGCCAGTCTAGTGCTTCCTGGCTTGCATAGGGGCTCTGGTCCTCGCTGTTGCCGCGGGTGTTGCTGTTGTTTGTGGGGTGTCCTGCACTGTCGCAGAACCATAGGATTTCGCTGCACTCGTCTAGCGTGTCTTGGTCGATAGCGAGATCGTCGAGGCTGACATTGTTGACGGTAAGGTTCACGTTGTCGAGGGAGATGGGTACACCGTACTGGTTTTCGACACTGTCAACAATGTTTTGCAGCTGGTTCATGTTGGTGGGCTGTTGTTGGATGATTCGGTGTACCGCTGTTTTGAGGGCGGTGTAGGAGATATTGGTTATGTTGTTCATGGTTTTATCCCATCCCTGCGCTGTCGTCTTGGTAGTATCGACTGTTTGCGTAACCTGTGAGGGTGATGAGTGTTTGGTCTGCCCACTGTTTCACGGTTTGCCGGGTGACTCCGAGTCGTTGGGCTGCCACCGAATAGGTTTGGTCATACCCGTATACTTCCCTGAAGGCTGCCAGGCGTGCTAGCCGTTTCCGCTGTTTGGATGGCTGGCAGGTGAGGGTGTAGTCGTCTATCGCTAATTGTAGGTCGATCATGGTGACGATGTTGTTGCCGTGGTGTTGGGGGGCGGTTGGTGGGGGTGGCATGCCTGGCTCCACACTGGGTTTCCATGGGCCTCCGTTCCAGATCCATTGGGCGGCTTGGATGATGTCGGCGGTGGTGTAGGTTCGGTTCACTGGTCATCCCCTGAATAGGTTGTCGAGGTTGTCTGGGTTGCTGGTGTTGGTGGTGTCGAATCGTCCCACACAGTGGCAGTAGTCGTACATGAGTTTGATAATGTGTTGGTGGTCTCCCAAATAGGTGTTTCCGCTGATACTGTAGGTGGCTGTGCCGTCTTTACTGATGGTGTATTTGGCGGTGATGGTTTCGGGGTTTTCGGTGTCGGTGATGATGGCTGTGGTGGTGGTGCCTACTGTTTGGAGCACGGTGGTTTGGGTTCCGTCGTCGAGGATGGTAGTAACCATGAGGGTTGTCCTTTAGTTGCTGGTTTGGTTGTCGGCTAGATGAATGATATCGGGTAAAGGTTTCGGCTGGTCGAGGTGTTGTATGGTTTTGTTGGCTAGCCGTTTGGCTACCCTGTAGCACATTTTGGTGTAGTGTTTGTTGTCTAGGTTGTGGTATTGTTCCCGCACCGCAATATATAGTAGGGAGTCTTGGTATAGGTCGTCTGCACTGATTGCGGGGTAGTGTGTGGCTGTTTTGGTGCATGCCCGGTTGAGTGTGCGTAGATGATGGTCTGTGGCCCACACCCACGATGCGGTGGTGGCTAGGTCGGCTTTTGTTGGTCGTCTGCTCATGGCACTATTACCTGGCTATCTGGTAGTTGTTTGGTGTTTTGTTGTTGATAGTGTAGCACACGAGTCCGGGGTTGCCGGTGGTGCCTGTGCGGTGCCTATACCAGACGGATTCTCCTTCCATGGATGGGCATTGGATGAAGGTGCGTTGTCCTTGCTCGGAGATTTCGAGGTGGTGCCGGTGTCCGGCCATGAGGATGTGGGATGTGGTGCCGTTGTGGAATTCTTGGCCGCGCCACCATTCATAGTGTTGGTTGTTGCGCCATTGGTGTCCGTGGGCGTGCAGTATTTGTGTGCCGGCCACATCAACGGTGGTGGTCATTTCGTCTCGTCTGGGGAAGTGGAAGTGAAGGTTGGGGTAGTTGTTGGTGAGTTGGTAGGCTTCTGCGATGGCGCGGCAGCAGTCTACATCGAAGGAGTCGTCGTAGGTGGTGACTCCTTTGCCGAATCGTACGGCTTCACCGTGGTTGCCGGGGATGGAGGTGATGGTGACGTTGGCGCAGTGGTCGAACATGTGGACGAGTTGCATCATGGCCATGCGGGTGAGCCTGATTTGTTCCGTCAAGGGTGTTTGTGTGCGCCACGCGTTAGAGCCGCCTTGTGACACGTATCCTTCGATCATGTCGCCGAGGAATGCGATGTGGACCCGTTGCGGCTGGCCTGCCTGTTGCCAGTAGTGTTTTGCGACTATGAGGGAGTGCAGGTAGTCGTCTGCGAAGTGTGCTGTTTCCCCTCCGGGGATGCCTTTGCCGATTTGGAAGTCGCCTGCCCCGATGATGAAGGCCGTATTGCTGCTACTGGTGTGGGTGTCTTGTTCGGGTTTGGGTGGCTGCCATTCGGCTAGTTTGTTGACGAGTTCGTCTACAGGGTAGGGGTCGGTTGCGGGTTGGTGGTCAATGATTTTTTGTATGGATCGGCCTGTTTCTCCGTTGGGGAGTGTCCATTCGGAGATGCGTGTGCGGCGTACAGTACCGTTTGTGAGATTGTCGTCGATAGTGTCGATGGCGTTGTCGTGGTTGGCTAGTTGTGTGAGGAGCCGGTCTATATTGTCTATCATCGGGTATCCTCCTCTTGCTGGGTGGTGTTGGTTTGTTTGCGGCGATAGTCTTTGATGACGGTGGCGGAGATGGGGTATCCGGCTTCAGTGAGCATTCGGGCTAGCTGTGTGGCGGGTATAGACCTGTCGGCAAGGACGTCTGCGGCCTTAGATCCGTAACGTTGAATGAGGGTTTCAGTTTTGGTTGCCATGGATTCCTAAGGGTTGTGTGGTGGGCTGCCATCCTGTGCGGCAGTCGCCGTCGTGTCCTGGTTTGCGTGTGCACCATGATACGGTTCCGTCTGTGTGGTTGAGTGTTTTGCCGCACATGACGTTTTGTAGATGCTCTGGCAGCTGGTCGGTGTTGTTGCTGGCTTGCTCGTCTAGCAGGGTTTTTTGTTGGGTGAAAAACTCGGACACGGTGCCGTTGTGGACTGGGAGTATCCATGTTTTCCATTGTTGTTGTAGCCGGGTGTTCCAGTGGAATTGTTTTGCTGCGTTCGTGGCTTGTTTGATGGTTTTGAAATAGCCTACAATGATCCGTTGATGGTCACTATCGGGCTTGTGTGGCCCTTTCCAATATTGGGCAGCTACAGCGTATTTGATGTTGTCTGTGAAGCGCCCCCAGCAGTATTCCACCATGTGTGATAGTACCTTGTCGGGCATGTCTCGTACTTGGTTTTCGTCGAGCCACTCGTCGACAATAATGTTGCGTATGGCTCGCTTGTCTTTGGTGGTGGGTTTGAATGCTATGCTCACAATGCTGGCCTGTCGTCTTGCATGAAATCATTAAAGGATGATTCGCTTGTGTGGCGTGCTTGCATGATTTGCTGGTCCGGCCAGTCGGGGTGTTGCTGTTTCAAATAGTACCAGTGGCACGCCTTGTAGGTTTCCTCTTGTAGCCGGGTGAGATGGTTTTCGGTGATGATTTGTTTCCACATAGTCCATGACACGTCGAGTCGGTCGATGATGTCGATGGACGGCACGTTGAAGGAGTTGAGGAAGAGGATTTCGTGGGTGTAGTAGTTTTTCTCGTAGGCGTCCCATCCGCTTCGGTGCCTGTTTGGCTGGTTTTTGGGGTAGGCTTCCCGGCATACTTTGTGCAAACGTTTGGCCATGTCGTCGGGTAGTTTAATGTCGGGGTTGGCGCGGATCATGGATCGCATCCCATCATAGGTGGTGCCCCAGGTGTGCATGATGCGGAGTGGGTCTTCACCATCGGCCCATTTTTCTGCACAGATGGCGAGGCGTATGCGTCTCCTGGCGGCTTTACTGGTGTCGCGGCGGCCGGGGATGGGGCACGTGTCGAGGGGATCCATGATGTTTTAGTGTACCTTTCCGTGTTGAGGTTGTTTGTCTGGTTTTATTGTAGCACTGTGTTGAGGGCTTGTGTCAACCCTGTTTTGCCGGCCTGCAGGTATGTGTCGGTGACATCCACCACGGTGAGGGGCACATGGGTGGCTTGGGGGACCGCGGCCTGGAAGGTTTGGGCCATCTGGTCTCCTGCCTTGTCTGGGTCGACAATGTAAATGTGGTCGTAGCCTTCAAAAAATTTGGTCCAAAAGTTTTGCCACGAGGTTGCGCCGGGTAGGGCTACAGCCGACCATCCGCATTGTTCGAGGATCATGGAATCGAATTCGCCTTCGCAAATGTGCATTTCGGCTGCCGGGTTGGCCATGGCGGCCATGTTGTAGATGGAGCCTGTGTCCCCGGCTGGTGTCAAATATTTGGGGTGGTTGTGGGTTTTGCAGTCGTGTGGGAGTGAGCAGCGGAAACGCATTTTTCTTATTTCGGCTGGCCGCCCCCAAACGGGGTACATGTATGGGATGGTGATGCACTGGTTGTAGTTTTCGTGGCCGGGTATGGGGTCATTGTCGATGTATCCAAGGTGGTGGTAGCGGGCTGTTTCTTCGCTGATGCCTCTTGCCGAGAGCAGGTCGAGTATGTTTTCGAGGTGGGTTTCGTAGAGGGCCGAGGCTTTCTGGATTCGGCGGCGTTCCGCAATGTTGTATGGGCGTATGCTGTCGTACATTCGGGTTTTCTTCCTCTAATGGTTGTTTCAGTTGGGTGAGTCCGCCTCCGACACCGCATGTGTGGCAGTACCAGACGCCCTTGTCGAGGTTGATGCTCATGGAGGGCTGGTGGTCGTCGTCTAACGGGCAGAGGATGTGTTGCTCGTTCCGTGACGGGTTGTACCGTATCTGGTGGGTGTCGAGGAGGCGGCAGGTGTCAGAGGTGTGGGAGGAGCTCGTTGAGGGTTGATACCACATAGGCTTCGCTCCAGGGTTTGTTGCGCTGTTTCATGACGACGAGTCCGATGGTGGACTGACTTTCTCGGTTTCGGTGGGTTTCGTAGTTGCGTGCCTCCCGGCTGGCTTGTTTCACGAATTCGGCGAGATGGGGCTGGCCGGCTTTCGCCTCGATAATGTAGATTTTGTTGCTGGTTGTGAGGATGAGGTCGCCTTCGTCTTCTCGGCCGTTGAGGTGGAGGCGTTCTATATCATGTCCGGTGTCGCGTAGCTGGTGCAGTAGTCGTGTTTCCCATTCGGCTCCAGCCCGCCGGTTGCGTGCCTGTTGTGTAGCCATCATAGTCCTTTGTGTGTTGTGGTCATGTTCCAGGGCTGTTTTTCGGCGAGTGGCCCGAAGAATGTGTATTCGGGGTAGGCTCGTAGTCGTTCGTATTGGGTGCCGTCGGGGCTGGATTTGCCGGTGCGCTGTTTGAGGACGGCGATGCGTGCCTCTGCCGGTATAGTGAGCCCGTTGCCGTTGTCTTCGCCACCATAGAGTGAGACTCCGAGGATGAGTTGTGGTTTTTCTGAGAGGCCGTTTTTGATTTCGCGCCGTGCTGGCGGGTGTTCTATGTCGGAGCCGGTTTTGTCGGTTGCGTGGTGTGTGACAATAATGGTGGAGCCAGTATCCCTGCCCAATGCCGTGATCCATTGCATGACTTCTTGCTGTGCCTGATAGTCCAATTCGCAGTCTTGGATGTCCATCAGGTTGTCTATAACAATAATGGGTGGGAAGGTGTTCCACATTTCCATGTAGGCTTGCAATTCCATGGTGATGTCTGTCCAGGTGATGGGCGACTGGAATGAGAATTTGATGTGGCGACCGTGGTGGAATCTGTCTCGATAGTATTCTGGCCCGTAGTCGTCAATGTTGTGTTGTATTTGGGCGGTGGTGTGTTGGGTGTTGAGTGAAATGATTCGTGTGGAGGCCTCCCAGGGTGTCATGTCCCCTGATATGTAGAGGGCGGGCTGGTTTAGCATCGCTGTGATGAACATGGCTAGTCCTGATTTTAGGCTGCCGGACCGCACCGCAATCATGACTAGGTCCCCTTTGTGGATGTGCATGTCCAGGTTGTGGTAGAGGGGTTCTAGCTGTGGTATGCGGGGCAGCTCGGCTGCTGTTTGGGAGGCTCTCTCGAAGGATCTTTGGAGAGAGAGCATCGGAGCCTTTATCTGTCTATCGGTTGGATGATGTTTTGGTGGTCAGATGGAGTCGATGTCGATGTCAGCAGAGGCTGTGGTGTCGTCTAGCTGGCTGCTATCGCGCTTGTCTACGTATTCGGCAACCTTATCGTAGATGGCGTCGTCGAGGGGTTTGAGAACGACCGCGTTGAAGCCGTTTTTGGTGCGCACGGTGGCGAGTTTGAAGGCTTGTTCTTCGCCAAGGTATGCTTCTAGGTCGCGGATCATGGAGTGTGGGCGGTCGTTGTTGCCGCGTGCTTTCTCGATAATGGCGTTGGAGATGGTTTCTGGGGTGCTGTTGTTGAGGTCGTCTAGGGTGTGGAAGATTGTGACATCAGCGTAAATACGATCGGCGGTCTGTCCGCCGTAGCCTTCGGTGTTGTGTTCTACGTCGTGCACTTTGAAGGCGATGGCGGTGGCGTCCTGGTTTCGGGAGGGGTTGAAGAAGGTGCTGTTGCTGTTGTTTCGGTAGTTGGCGAGTCCCATTGTTGTTTCCTTTACTGTTTTGTTGATTTGTTTGTTGGTTTTATCGGGTGAGGCTGTTTCGTTTGCTGCGGAAAGCCTCGGACACGTCACTGTTACTGGTGATGATCTTTTTGTACTGTTTCAGAAGGTCGGCTAGCTGTGCCTTGCTGGTTGCATTGTTGATTTTGTTGATGACGATGGTGTTTTCGTTTGATGCGATGTTGTTGACGTAGTCTTTGGCGGCCTGGTTGTATCGGTCTTGGAGGATGATTGATGCGCTCGCTACGAGTGTTGCTAGATCCCAGTCTTTGGACACGTCATCGTTTTTGAGTCCGCCTAACAGGTCGATGATGGCCTGTTTGTCTGCTCTTTCTGTGTCTCCTCGGATGACCGCCCATGGTGCAGCATAGTCTCCACCGTATTTGAGTGTGATCGTGAGTCGATCATTGTCGATCTTGTCTTTATCGGTCATGTGGGGTCCTGTTCCTTATCGTCTGTTGCTGGAGGCTGTACGGTAGATTCTATCGGGTACCTGTAGGCGTCTTTCCCGTTGACGGCCCAGCAGGCGTCTTGTACGGGGCATCCTTTACAGAGTACGGTGGTTTCTATCGGGTACCTGTAGGCGTCTTTCCCGTTGACGGCCCAGCAGGCGTCCTTGACGGGGCATCCTTTGCAGAGTGTTGTGACGTGTGGTACGAAGATGCCTTGGCTGATTCCTTTCATTGCTTGACTGTACATGGATGATACATGCCGGTAGGTGTTGTTGTCAAGGTCGTACAGTTCGGTGGATGTGCCCTGCTCGACGGACTTGTCGTTGTGGTTGGTGGTGGCGGGTGTCCAAAACATGCCTTTTGTCACATGGATGCCGTGTTGGTTGAGCATGTACCGGTAGGTGTGCAGCTGCATACTGTCGGCGGGTAGGCGTCCGGTTTTGAGGTCCAAAATGAAGGTTTCGCCGGTGTCGGTGTCGGTGAAGATACGGTCGATGTAGCCAACGATCTGGGTGCCGTCGTCGAGGGTGGTTTCTACCGGGTATTCGATGCCTGGTTTACCGTCAATAACAGCGGTGATGTATTCTGGGTGGTTGCGTCTCCATGTTTTCCAGCGGTCCACAAAGGTGGGGCCGTACATCATCCACCAATTGTAGTCTTTTTTGTGTGGCCCGCCCGATTCGCACATGTTTTTGCATATTCTGCCGGAGGGTTTATGTCTCGTGCCTTCGGATTCGGCGAGGGCGACTTGTGTGTCGAAAACGTTTTTGAAGGATGCAAGTTTGTCTGGCAGTGCAAGGTATTCGGCGGGGCTGTACAGGTGTAGGTCGTACTGTTCGGTGATGCGGTGTATGGCGCTTCCGGCGATGGTGGCATACCAAGTGTGGTGTTGGGCATGGTAGCCGTGGGATAGGCGCCATTTTTCACCGCATTCAGCCCACTGAGAGAGTGAACTGTAGGAGATGTGGCCCGGATGGTTGATGGTGGACGGATATTGTGCTAGGGGCATTACTGGTCACCTTTGTTCCATGGGTTGCGGGTGTCTTTGCCGGCCTGGTGTTGCTGGTATGCGAGGAGTGCGAGGCAGTGCCAGGCTGCATGTGCCAGATGGGGTAGCCCGGATTCATAATCGAGGTTGTTGCCTTGCTGCCATGATAACAGGTGCCTGTAGAGGGCGTCGACGCTGTGGCTCCACGGGTATCCTCCGGTCCAGTTGTTGTCGCCGTATTTGGTGGCGCCGTAGCCGGCCACTTCGCCCAACGAGTGGAGGGCTGTGGGGTCGATGAGGGAGAGCCTGCAAAGTTTGAGTTCTTTTTTGGCACCGGTGTTGGGGTCGGTGTACATGCGGGTGGGCTCATCCATGAGATATGTGCTCCTTAAGCGTGGGTTACTGGTTAGGGTTGTGGGCGAGTGCTACGGCGAGAATAATGATGGCGAGGGTTTCAGCGATGATGATGGGTGTTGTGATCATTTGCTGTCTCGGGGATTGTTGGTGAGTGTTGATGCGCCTAGGAGGGTGGTGAGGGCGCATGCGGCAATGATGGCGAGGGCTGCCTTGTGTGGGGTGCCGGTTGCGTACATCCATGTGATGATGCCGCCTTGGATCCAGGCTAGGCTGGTGAAGAACGTTTCGTAGCTGTGTAGCTCAATGTTGTTGTTGGGTGTGTTCATGCTTGCTCCTGAAGAATGGTGTTGATGGTTTTATAAATGTTGTACAGGTCGGCTTCGATGGTTTGTAGCTGTTTGATTTGGTGGTCGAGATTAATGTCTGGGTTGAGGGTGTTGATGCGGGAGGCAATATCTGTGGCTGTGCGTAGTGTTCCGCCGGTGTGGTGAATAATGTGTGCCGTGTCGGCGAGTCCGGTGATGACAGCGTAGTGGGATAGGAGAGGCATAGCTGGGGGGTGCTCCCTGGCGGGTTACTGTTGCGGGTTGATGTTGAGGTCCGTGACCTGCGGGTGGTCTTCTGTTCCGGTGACGAGGCAGTGGACGGTGACGGGTAGTTTGGATGCGCCGGGATGTTTCGCGGTTGCGCCGTAGACGATGGAGAAGGTGTCTTTACCAATAATTTTGTGGAGTTGGAGGTCGATGTCGGGGTTGCCGTTCCAGTTGACACCGTGTGCGGCGGCCTGTTGTTCGGCTTTGCGGTTGCAGGTGTGTGCTGCCGTGATCATGGTGAGACCCTTGATGGTTTCTTCGCCCCGCGGTTGGGCTTGCCGGTGGGCTTTCGGCTGTTCGGCTTGCAGGGAGTGGACTGCGGCTGCCTGGCGGGCTTTCTTTTCGGCTTTGCGCTGTTGGACGGTTTTGGGTGTCCATTCGGTGTTGGCTGTGGTGGCTTGTGGGGCTGGCTGTGAGGCGAGTGGCGGATTATCATCGGGTGCCGGGAGGAATGAGGCTGCGGCGATGATGGCGGCTGTGGCGCCCGCGATGGTGTAGCCTGTTTTCTTGTTCATGACTGTTGTCCCCTTTCCGGGGTGTTGTTCGTTGCTGACATGATTAATATTTCCAGACTGGGCTACCACTGTCAACACTGCGCTCAGTTGTTCTGAGCGTTTCTTGTGTGGCTAGGGGTTTTGTCCTTGACGTAGGAGGATGTCTGTCCCCTGGTCCAGTATCCATGCGGGTTGCGAGTCATGCCCTTGGCATGCATCTCGTCCATAGTGAGACATCTGCGGCGATTAGGGCCTGTCTTGACGCCGTGATCGCCTGTGCGGTGCATGTCACCTGCACAGGTACCATTATATGTCTCGTGGCAGACGGTACAGTGTTCTGGTCGATATCCGATGATTGTGCTATCGCACTTGTGGCATGTCCATTGCATGATTAGTCCTTCTTTCCTGTTTTAAGCTTGGTCTCTGAGGATTAGAGCGACTTTCAGGTGTTGGGGGTACAACTATATAGGTCAGGTATTTCTAGGCGATTCTAGGCTCATTGCGTGTGGTTGGGGTTTTATCGGGCGCATAGGGTGAGGAGTTGCCCAACATTGATGCGGGTCACATTCCAGTAGAGTTGCGTGGCTTCCCCACTGGTGAGCGGCTTCCACTCGTCGTGGCTGAACTCGGTGCCATCGGATGCGATGAACGTGGTGGGGCGTAGCTTGTGAAGCTCAGTCTCTACACTCTGCCGGTAGGCTTCGGCGAGGCCCTCAAAATCCATGTGGTCGCAGGAGAGGTTTTCGAGGCGTGTCAGGTCGAAGGGTGTGGGGCAGTCGTAGCTGGCGGGGGTGTAGAGCTGGGTGAAGTGGTCGGCGATCTTCTGCATGACGGGTTCCTTTTCTCGTGTGGTGGGTTGATGGTTTTTATCGTGTGGCTTCGGCGATGATGGCGTCTACATAGATCATGTCGATGAGATCGTGGAGTTCCTCGGCCTCATTCTCGGAGAGGTGGCGCCAGTCGGGTGGCCCATATACTGCGCCGTCGAGGGTGACAGTCCACAGTGGCCGGATGAGTCGTATGGCTTCTTGTACTTTAGCGTGGTACATGCGGCGCACCATATCGAGATCGATGTCGTCTGAATGGTTTCCGGTGAGGCTGTGGAGGCTAAGCGGGTCGATTTCTGTCTGCCTGTAGAGGGATGTGAAGGATGGTGTGATGAGTGTGCCATCCATGAGAGTGTGTTCCTTTCGGTGGTGTAGGGGTTGTTACGGTTTCTAGAGTGTGTAGGTTGCGACCCCACAGTCAAGGTGTCGCTCATTTGGATTGAGCGTTTCATATGGGTGTGGCATGGAATCTACACCCTCATACTTTGTGAGATGTATCACATCCTCCTGGCTTGGTGTGCACCCTCAAGGCCACTCAGTCGATCTGGCGTGGAGGGTGTAACCCAGAAATGCCGTTTAAAGCCTTCACGTGGCGCCTAGGAGCGCCTTACAGGGTGGGGGCTAGGTATTTATACCCCCAGCACATTCTGATCGATTCTAGACGCCTCCAGGAGACTGATACACGATCAGCCATCTCGGCATAGATCATCAGCCCCTATCCTGGTTAGCTAAGCCTCAACTATGTGGACAGTGTGGGATGCTAAGAGGGAAGAAGGACACGGTAAAAGAAAGAGGGGGAGTACAGCCTTAAACCTTCAGCCTTAAGGTCTTAGCCCTTAGCACCGAGCCCCCTCAAGGGCTCGGCATCAGTCTTAAAGCTTTAAACACTTTAAGTAAACTTAATAGCTTAGCACTTAAAGTTAATTAATAACCTTAAAGACTTACACACTTAAAACTCTTAAGACTTAAAGTAACTATAAGACTTTAAAGACCTTAAGTACTTAAAGTTAACCATCAGTCTTAAACTTTAATATTATAACCTATAAGCCTTAAAGCTTATAGGTATAATAATATAATATAAGTATTAAAGCTTATAAGTTATAAAAGTTTTAGAAGAGGTAAAGGGTTAACTTCTTTACTTCTCTTCTCTCTTTGGTTCTTTCTCTCTTCTCTTCTTTTCTTCATCAGGGGAGAAGAGGAACCTTTAACGTCAACGCTGATGAGCTTTTCATCGTGTGACTCGTGTGCTTCTGGTCGCAAGCTCCCATCGCACACTCCCCACACTCTTTCACCCGTGTCCCTTTCAGGCTTAGCGTGTTCGGCTGAAGGCGTACGGCGTGTCACGCTCACACCCTTAACACCAGGTGAGACTTAAAGTGTATATTATATGTAGAAGACTTTAAAACCTATAGAGTGTCTCTGCTGAGCCTGTGTCCTACACCGCTAGGCGTCAAGCGCTAAGCCGTGAAACGCGAACACACATCCCACCCCTCTTTTCTCTTTCGTGTCCTTCTCTTTTGACACAGCTGGGGGGCGATGTGATCTTTCTCACATGCCAGGGGGTAGTGGAGAAAACAAACACCCCGGCACAAACAGAACACCCCCTCAAACGAACAAAACAGCCCCCAGGATCGACTAGCAGGGCAAGGGCAAGGTATTCATACCCCCAGACGATTCCAGGCCGTTAGAGAGGCAATGAGAGGCTCACAGGGGTCATGGGAGATTGGGGAACGTGATGGCACACACCAACCGCACAGCCAGCCAAGCCCACCGACGCTGGCGGCAACGACTCATCACCCAAGCCCGACAACAAGGCCAAACCGAATGCCCACTCTGCGGAGCAACCATCACCTGGGACACACACGACCTGCCAACCAGCCCCGAAGCCGACCACATCACACCCGTCAGCAGGGGAGGACTCAACACCCTCGACAACGGGCAAATCATCTGCAGAACATGCAACAGAAGCAAAGGCAATCAGACACAGCCAAACATCAAGTTCCAACAACAAACCACAAAAACATTGATTCCATGGTGACAAACCCGCCAACCCCCACCGGGAACACCCCCTGCACACCCGTGCAAGA